TTAGATGGAAACAACTCATCGCCGAAGCGAAAGGAGAAATACAATGAACAGCGGAGAATGGTTAACACAGGTTCGATTCCTGTATGCGATAGACCATCATTGCCAATATCACCACTGAACCTTAACCCCTAACCCCAGAAAGGAAAACTGAAAGATGAGCGATTATTCGATTCAGACCGGAGCCAGTAGCGACCCTCGCCGAGTGGTCATTTACTCGCAACCGGGAATGGGCAAGACAACTCTTGCGAGTTACACGCCCAAACCAATCTTTGTACAAGTCGAGGATGGTCTCGCCGGAATCGGTGCTGACCGCCTGCCGCTTGTCAAAGATTATGATGACTTCACAGAGCAGTTACGCTGGCTCTACAAGAACAAAGGCGACTACAAAACGCTGGTGATTGACAGCGTGGACGCGCTGAACCGACACATAGAAAACATCGTTTGCAAGAGAAACGTTGTTGATTCGGTTGCCCAAATCCCTTACGGAAGCGGATACAAACTCGTTTCCGAAGAATGGGGACAACTGCTCTCAAAAACCTTGCAGGCATTCCGGGACATCGGTTTGAACATTGTGCTGATCTCTCACAGTGCCATAGAGCGTTTTGAAGACCCCGGAATGTTGTCCTACGACCGAACAACGCTTGCTATTGACAAAAGAGCAGCACGGATCGTTACCGGGTGGGCGGACGACATTTTTTATATCCGCCGTGACGTTGTGATGCGAACAGACAAGTCCGGTTTCACGGAAAAGAAAAAAGCGGACGAATCGGACGAGCGGTATCTGATTTCTTGCGGCTCGACGACGGTAACGGCAAAAAGCCGCTCACCGGAACTGTCCGCAATGGGAAAAATCCCGCTGACCGACGACGCACTGGGCAAAAATGCCTTTAACCAATACCTTTCACCCCTTTTCAAGAACTAGGAGATCTAAATTATGGCAATCGCAGAAAACAATTACGAGTACAAAGAGCAGGAATCTCGGACGCTAATCACCGGATGGCATAAAGTGAACATCACGGAGATTACCGAACCTCAAAGAACAAAGAGCGGCAACGCGACCGGCTTTTGGATCAAACTCGACGTTCGTGTCGGGAGCGAAATCCAAGAGAGGAGCGTATGGCTGTCATTCGACCATCCGCACGAGTTTGTTACCACCAAGTCCCAAAACATTGGGGCGATGTTGCGGATGATGTTTCCGGCAATCACTAATGACGAAGGCTATTATGGTTGTTCGTTCTGGCTTCTTTTCAGGACTTACGAAGACAAGAAGACGGGAGAAACAAAGGAGTCGTTTTTTGACAGCAAGAAACGGGCTTCGCTTGACGGAAAGGTTACGCTGGAGGGCAATGCGATTGTCGAAGAGTCGTCGCCGAAGAAGCCGAGCACGCCGCCACCAGCAAAGACAAATAACGGGAAGCCCGCCCCGGTGGAGAGTGCGGACGATTCGGATGTTCCGTTTTAACCCGGAGAGGAGGATGAACAATGAGATTGAAAATCAACGAACGCTTTGAAAATCTTTTGCCGCCACTTGCAGCGGACGAACTGGCAAGACTGGAGGCGAGCATACTTGCCGATGGTATCCGTGATCCACTGGTGACGTGGAAAGAGACGGTCATCGACGGGCATAACCGATACAGGATAGCGACACGTTACGGTTTGCCCTACTCAACAGTAGGCAAAGCCTTTGAGGACGAAGATGCCGCTTGCATTTGGATCATTGAAAACCAAACTGGCAAACGTAACCTCACCGACGCACAACGTACCTTCCAGATCGGCGAACTGTACAAACTGAAAAAGAAAAAACATGGTGGCGATAGAAAATCCGAAGACGTAAAATCAATCCGCCAAAATGTCGGATTGATTTCAAACGAGACAGCAGACGTTGTTGCCAAAGAACAAAACGTTAGTGCAAGAACCGTTGAACGTGCCGCCGACTTCCACACTGCCGTTACGGACATTGCCAAAGAAACGGGCAAAAGCACTAATGACATACTCAATCTTGCCGACAAAACGAGCAAACAAGACGTGATGCGACTGCACAAGATGCCGCAAACAATGAAAAATAAAGTCATTGCCAAATTCGATGCCGGAAAAGCGGATTCGTTAGCCGACGCAGTCCGCGAACAAAAACGTGCAGAAGCCAAAGCCAATCTTGAAAGCATCGAAACAAAGACCGCCAAAGCCGCCGCAGGGGTGTACGACGTAATTGTCATTGATCCGCCTTGGAACATGAAAAAGATTGAACGGGACGAACGCCCCAATCAATCCGAGTTTGATTATCCGACGATGACCGAGGAGGAATTGACCGATTTTCCGATCCCTGCTGCCGACGACTGCCATCTTTGGCTTTGGGCAACACACAAGTTTTTGCCGGTCGCGATGCGGTTGCTGGATGCATGGGGATTCAAGTATGTCTGCAACTTCGTATGGCATAAGAACGGCGGCTTTCAGCCGTTCGGACTGCCACAGTACAACTGCGAATTTGCAATCTATGCGCGGAAAGGAGCACCACAATTCATTGACACGAAAGCGTTTTTTACCTGCTTTGATGCACCGAGAGGCAAGCATAGCGAAAAGCCGGAAGAGTTTTATGAAGTTGTCCGTCGAGTAACCGCCGGACGTAGAATCGACATCTTTAATCGGAGGAAAATAGAAGGATTTGATACGTTTGGAAATGAGGCACAATGAGTAAATGGAAAGAGGACAAACGGTGGTCAGACCGGTTTTTGCCGGAGATCAAGCGGATACTTGGTGAGCACTTAATTGCCGAGCCGCCTATCGACGAAGATGCGGAACGAAACACCGATTTGATTGTACTACGACTGGATGCGGTTCGAATCGGTTGCCGAGTCAGAAGATTTGAGTACCTCGCTCGTTATGGCAATGAATTTACTATCAGGAGCGGACGACCAAGCAATGCAAAAACGGAACTTACAAAGATTATTGAAGGATGGGGAGATTACTTTTTTTATGCTTTTTCCAACGAAACAGAGACAAACCTTAGTAAGTGGATACTTGGAGACTTGAAGGCGTTGCGATTACACATCAATCGCTGCCTTTTCAAAGGAAAACAACCTTGGGCGGATACCCAAAATAATAAGGACAGATCGTCTTCATTTGTGTCATTTCGGCACAACGAGATAGACAATTTTATCATTGCACATAACCCTTAACCCACGGCACGGACGGGAATATCCGGCATGGATGATATGAAAACCCTTAACCCACAGGAGTAAATTATGGCAAGACCTGAAAAAGAAAGTTGCGACTTCTTTTTCACAAGTACAAAATTACTTTACGACACCAAGATAAAAGCACTGCGTCGGAGTTTCAAAGACTCCGGCAACGCGAACAACGCCTTTTTCGTTTTCGACTACCTTTTTAGAGAAATTTTCGGAAACGAAGGATACTACATCAGGTACACAGAAGACCTTGTAGGCGACACCGCAGACTTTTGTTACTTGCCCGAATCCTTTGTGAAAGCAGTAATCGAAAAGTGTACCGACATTGGACTATTCCATAAGGGACAACTTGAGAAAAATGGCATCCTCACTTCGAGGGCAATACAAAGGAAGTATGAGAAGATTACAGAAAAGCGAAAGCATTCTGCAATCGAAAGTAGATTTTACGTACTTGATGAAGAGTTAATGTCGGAAGAAACCGAGTTAATGTCGTCATTAACCCCGTTAATGACGGAAGAAAGTACACATAGAAAAGAAAGAAAAGAAACTAAAGAAAAAGAAAGAGAAAGCGACCGAAATTTCTCTCTCCCATTTTCAGACGATTCGCAAACAATGACCGAGGTCAAGCGGCTTATCACCGACGAAAGGCTTGTGGAAACAATCAGGAAGTACATCGAAAGCAGGTACACGACGTTTCACGATACGATTGACGGAATTAGCGTTTGTGTTTTGGTCGAAGACTTGCTCCGGCATACACCCGATACGGAAAAACAGATTAAATCTGTGGAAAACGCTATCGCCCAAAGATGGAAAAAGTTTTACCCGCCATCGGATGAAAACAAGAAGGAAAAACCGAAGCCGGACAAGAGCAAAATCATCCAACCCGACGAGGAAGTCGGGACGTGGAGTTGGCAACAACCTGAAACAACTTGAAGAACTATGAGCAACTTGAAACCTTTTGAATTTGACAGTGTTAA